AATCAAATACTATTTTCCATTCTGTTCCAGACCATTCAATAATATCGTTTTCACTAGCAACTAGTGTGTCATTACCGCCACTATCTTTCCAAGCATCGGCGCCATCTGTGTTATCTGTAGAACCAATATCTCCTAGTAATAATATTCTGTTACCAGGTACTTTTAAGTTAGTTGGATTAGTTCTAGTTGGATCAATAATTGCATCAATAGTTCCTTTTTGTGGACTATTTGGTAATCCTAATACTGTATTAGTTGGAATAGTATCTTCGTCCCAATTAACAATAAGTTGTGTTTCGTCTAAATCATTTAGTGCAATAGTACCTACAACTGGAGCGGCTAAATCGATTCTGTTTAGATAAATTTTACTTAATCCTGCTCTATATTCACCAGGTTCTACTTCAAGGTATTCACGCCAATTAATTTCACCTGATATACCATTCTTACCAAGTTGTACAATATTGTTAGTAACAATAGCATCGTAGTTTAATGCTGTGTTCACTTGTATGTGTATTCTTTCTGAACTGTCTTTGTTTTTAGTACTGTTTGCCCAACTGTCATCATAAGCATTAAGCTCTGGCATTGATTTTCCTAAATCAATAGTACCTTTAGTTTCATCAAAGATACTCATTATAACACTTGTTATGACACCTAGCTTTTTAACTTTAGCTGGAGGACTAATATAAATTGGTGTTGAAAACGATAGTGTTGCTACATCTATTTCAGTATCAATTCCCATAGGAATAGTTCTTCCACTAAAAACAATATTTTCTAAATCAACAACACTTAAACTTGTCCAGTCTACATAGTTGTCTGTAGTTTGTATTTCTAAACTAGGATTAAAGAACATTAATAGCTGTTCCATAATTTGTAGTTTTTGTTCTGTGTTAGTAGACCAAATATCTGCATTAACTTTTAGTGTATATGGTGTAGGCATTAAACGTTCAACAGTATAATTGTTACCCTGTGTGTTTAAATATTCTTTACCTTCTGCATCATATTCACGTTCTCTAAGATGTACTTTGCCGGTGTATGTAGCATCAGCAGTTCTAGTACGATCCATTTCTAATCCAGTAACATATACTCCTATACGTGGAGCACTTGGTATTTTATTTTCGCTATTGTCTTTTATAATGGCGCCAACTTGTCTTGTAATATCTCCGTACATAACAGGAACTTGAACAAGATTACCTTTGCTATCAGCATACGAAAAGTTACTCATTAGTCTTACTAGCTGAGTAATGTATCTTCTTATTTGTCCATCATAAAAGTGTTGCATTGTTATCCCTTACACTTTGGGCAGTTACAATCTCTAATTAGGAGATGCACAACTGCCATAGTAAACCACATCCATGACATTTCACCTATACCAAATAAGCTAGGTCCGTGGTTCATATGTCCCATGTCGTTATTTAAAAAATATACGCCTAAAATTAAAAATAGTATTCCTGCAATTTTATGTCTCATTAATTATCCGCCTTCGGTTTTAAAATTTTACTCAACGGTTGTCTTTCTGTTACAGTTTCGTCACCAATAACATTCTGTGATGCGTTGTTAACAAATGTACCTTTTTGTGTTGCTTTAGTATCTGTATTTGTCATTGTCATACGTACTGAATCTTCTTGTTTGACCCAACGGCTACCGTCTTGTCTAAATAATCTATTAGGCATAAAGTCTGTCCTTAACCAATAGTCTCCTTCGACTGAGTTAGTTGGGAAACTAGGACCATGTCCAAACGCTTCTCCATTAGGTGGTACACCATCGCCAACCAAATAACCATTGTACTCAGAGCGTGTTGGTGTTTCTGAAATTCTATCAACTAATAGTTCTTGTGAACTTGCATCAATATCTGATATGTCTGTAGTTTTTAATGCTACGTTACCATTGTCATCTTTAGCAATAGTATATAAGTTTGTAGTATCATAACCTGACTTAGGTGCATCAGCTTCTGCTTGAGCAAGTACAGCATTATTAATCTGCATTTCTTTTTCGTATGTACTAAGAACATCACGTAGTGTATTTGTACTTCCTTCTTCTGAAGGTAAATCAAGTATTTCTTTAAACTCTTGTGAGTCAACAATTTGTTTTAATTTAATTCTGTATAAATGCGGATACCAAGTTTGTGTAAATCCTTCAGCGGCTCTGTTTACATCTTCTACAACATAAAAACGTTTTAGTGCTACACTATAATCATTAAGTGCATGTTCGTCTTTTAAGTGTGGAAGTTCAATAACATCTCCTGGCATAATTTTACGCCCTAGTGTTCTAACACTATAATTAATAGGAATTGTCATAAACAATGTATCGTTTTGTAAGAACAATCCGAATTGACTCATATCAAAGTCAATATCTTGTATATTATAAATGCCACGCATTTTATAAATGTCTGGATCATACTTACGATCTCTGTTTTCTAAGAACAACATGTCTTGTATGTTGGTTTCTTTAACAGCATCATAACGAGGTTGTGCAGGCGTAGCGTCTGCTTCGTCTGGATTTGCGGGGCCTAGATACTTGTGTACAAAGACATCTGTACCACCTACTGTAAACATTTCGGTAATAGTTTTGTCTAAGAAATCGTAATCATTGCCCTTTTCGGGTTTGTATAAACTGAGTCTTGGCATAGTATAAGTATTTATCGTTAGCATAAATACTAGTGGAGAACAAGAAATGGCATTAAGCACACAAAAACAAGATGTATTCGATTATGTAAACGCTATGTTAGGCGGAGGCATGATTGATGTTGAACTTGACCCTATTCATTATGAAACTGCACTAGAAAAAGCCCTTGGCAAATTTAGACAGCGTTCAGATAATTCAGTCGAAGAGTCATATCTTTTTATGCCTACGATAATTGATCAAAATGAATATACGTTACCGCAAGAAGTAACTGAGGTTAGGAAATTATTTAGACGCTCAATTGGATCACGTTCAGGTGGCGGTGATGGCGGTACTTTATTTGAACCATTCAACATGGCATACACAAATACGTACTTGTTATCAAGTTCTAACATGGGCGGACTAGCAACATATGATATGTTTAGTCAGTACCAAGAACTTGTAGGACGTATGTTTGGTTCTTTTATCGAATTCAATTGGAATACTACAACTAAAAAATTAACACTTTTACAACGTCCAAGAGCAGAAGAAACATTACTTCTTTATGTGTATAATCACAGACCAGATAGTGAATTGCTTAATGATTATCTTGGTAAGCAATGGATTAAAGATTATACCCTTGCTAGTTGTAAGTATATGCTAGGCGAAGCACGTTCAAAGTTCGCAACCATTGCAGGACCACAAGGTGGTTCAACGCTTAACGGTGATGCACTTAAAGCAGAAGCACAAGCTGAAATGGAAAAGCTAGAAGAAGAACTAAAAACACAAGTAGCAGGCGGCGTAGGCTACGGATTCACAATCGGCTAATAAACACTTGACTTCCTGATAAATCTATTGTATAATAGTTTTTATTTTATGAGGAGTCAGACTTTGATTATTGGTGTATGTGGATTAATTGGTAGCGGTAAAGATACTATTGCTGATTATTTGATTAGCAATCACAACTTTCAAAAAATATCATTTGCAGATAAACTTAAAGATAGCGTAGGCGTTATGTTTGGGTGGAGCAGAGATATGCTTGATGGTAAAACAACAGAATCTAGAGAATGGCGTGAAAAAGTAGACGAGTTTTGGACAAAAGAAACTGGACGTACAATTACACCTAGATTAGTATTACAAGAATTTGGTACAGAATGTATGCGTAACGGATTCTATGATGGTATTTGGGTATCCTTAGTAAAACAGAAAATTATTGACAATCCAGACATTAATTGGGTACTTCCTGATACACGTTTTCCTAACGAAGCAAAAATGCTACACGAAGTAGGTGGACATGTATGGCGTGTAAAGCGTGGCGAAGATCCTAAGTGGTTTACAGAGTATGTTGAGTTTGATACAGAGCCTACTGATATACATCCTAGTGAATGGGCTTGGGCTCATACTAAATTTTCACAAACATTAGA